AACAATCTTTCCTGTATGTTCATTGGTTTCCCATGTAGCACTAGCATCTACAAGTTCAGTCGTAGATTGTGAACTTGCAGCAGTTGGTGATGCCGTAGCAGACGGAGCAGCAATAGAGAAAGTAGTTGATGAACCTACACCAATATTTGCAAAGGTTGCATTGAATGAGGTATCTGTGGCACATCCTGCAATAGTTGCAGATTCACCATGACGGAAATCATGATTTGTAGCAGTTGTAACCACTGCACTTTTTCCAGTAGTTACAGTTAAAGTTAATGATGTACCACTACCACCTGTAGTAGCACTACTGGTAATAGCAGCATAATTGATACCACTATTTGCAAGTTGAACAGAAGTAACGGCACCACCTGTTGTTACCCCTGTCACATAAGCAGTAGCAAGAGTTCCTGTTGTCGAAAGAGTAACAAGATCACCGACAACATAATTTGTTCCTGCTGCATTCACTGCAACTGTTAAGATACCAGTGGCGTTATATACAATACCAGATATCGCATACCCTTCATGTGGTGCTCCATAGGTTGTACCAGCATATGGGGTTGCAGAAATATTTCTAGCAATTCCCGTATCACTTACATGACCAGTAGACCAAATATCTGCTTCTACTCCATATTGGAACATTGCAGCACTTGCATTTCCCGATAACCATAATTTATCAGTATCTCCATATATTGCATATTGTGAAGTTGCATCAGGTGTGATATCCCATTTTCTAGCAATCCACATGGTTGTGGCATTGTGTCCAACGATTCTTCTTCGTTGTCCAATACCAGTACCACTTGTAATACGAACCTGATAATTCGCATAACGATCATAATCCATCGTTGCACCACTATTTACTAGTGTTCTTGTGGTTGCAGAAGATGCAGTTAGTCCACTGACATATGCACCAGCGGCTTCACCTGTTCGATCTATAGAAAAATCAGTTCCCAGTGCAGCAGTTAGGTGACCACCAATAGGTGTCTTAGTCATCCATGTATCAGTTAAAATATCATAAAATTGCATGGAAGAAAAAGGAGTTGCTGATGCCGATGAGATTAACCACAAACCACCAGCAAGAATCATATAAACAGAACTTTCGTCTGGTGTTACAGTCCATGCAGTATCTACAGTTAATACCGATGATTCAATCACATAGTGTGCCTGTGATCCTGCTGTTGTTACAGGAACAGCATATGGAGTAATGGCAGAAAATCCCGTATTGTTGAAGGAATCGATTGCCTGAAAATTGGTATCCATGAAAGTCAATGAAGTCGTATCATTAAATGAAATTCTACGAATTTGAGTCTGCCCTGTTCCGTAAACTAAACGGCATTGATAACCATCCCATTGGTTGACTCTCCATTTCTTTGTAGAGTCTGCAATAGATACAGTTGTTGTAGTATTTGTAGTTGTGGTGATAACACCAAAGTCTGCTATTTCTGCATCTGCTAGTTCAGTAATGGTTCGTTCTTGTCCTGCCCCTTTACCTGCAATAATACGAATTTTAATATTATCAGGAAGATGCGAATGGCGACTAAATCCTGCTACAGTAATAGTAGTAGACGATGCTGCAACAGCATGACCACGATATCCAGAGTATGCTGAATATTTCAGACTCACTGCTGTAAGTGGTGGGATATTGGGACCAGCACACTCTTGCCATGTATCAGAATAGGTATCATATCTCCACATTGCTGGACCAACAAGATAGTACATATATCGTGCATGTGTATCACTTGCTGCAAGAGTAGAAGTTGCAATACTTGTTGCTGGAGCAAAGCGCATCCATTCAAATACTGGTTGATCTACTTGTGTTTTTAATAAATTTGTTACTGCCATATTATTTCCTTAAATTATGTAAATGAAAGTTTAGATCGAATTGCGGATGCATAACAGGCTTGAGCGTCATTGGCTACACGCCATAACTGGTGAACTGGACCTTCTGAAACCAATCCTACTGCCTGTGATGTCGATAGAGTATATGGATTTACTGCTGAGTTGTTGAATGTTGTAGCGGTTACAGCATTGTTCACATTGGCTGTGGCTGTAACTGTTCCCGAAACAGGCATAGTTGTATTAAGTTCAAGTGAGTTGGGGTTATTGTTTGAGCCAATTGCTTCAATCGTAACTTTTTGTCGAAGTTTGCTATCTACAACAGCATTACTTTCGAGCAATTTATTCATGCGGCGAAGAAGTGTTGCTAGGCTTTCTTCATAACTCTCTACATCAATGTAAATTTGCAATGCATCAGTTGCATTCATGGATGCTGTATTGTAATCTAAAGTCAACACATTGTTAGCAAAACTTACTGCACCATTGGTTGAATCAGCAAAATTATAAATTATTGTATTTGCTGTGGTATTTGTGATGAGAAGAATATTTGCAAGTGTAATAGTATATTGAAGACCTGTAAAAGTTATGGTCTTGGCTGCTGGATTAAAGGTGTATCCACCTACTATATCTGTTCCTACTAATCGTTTCATGTGTATTCCTCTATATTTATAACACCGTTGCCATTGCTATTACAAAAGCAGCATCTACCCCACCTGTGGCACCCGTATTACCTTGACCAGCATTACCAAATTCAACCCAAATACGAGAAGCACCATCTGTTATTGCTGTGAATAATTTTCCAGTGTTTGTATCAAACCATCTATCTCCAGCAGTTGGTCCTGCACCAACGGTAGTACCTTCCGTGAAACTGAAATAGGTTCCACCACCTCCACCACCACCAGAAGATTCAATGGTAATCGTATTACCAACTGGAGTTAGAGTAATATTTGACCCAGCAGCAAGTGTTACACCGCCGGTTAAACCATTGAGTCGTGTTACAACGCTACCACTTACAGTACTATAAACATCCCACGCAGTGCCGTTCCATTGCCAAGAACGACCACCATACGTGTAAATTTCATTCAGTGCTGGTGATGTAGGGAAATCTAGTGCCATGTGTTAATATTTAGATGATTTCATACCATGAAAAATCTGAGAAAACATTGGAATTGGCATTAATGGGAATAAAAACTAGACAGATAACATCACTGACTCCTGCTTGAGTTCTACCTAATTGAAAATTAAAACTATTTACCTCACCAATAGTAAATGCTCCATCACTGGTAATGTACCCACCAACAATATCAGTTCCACCAGTAACTCCTGTAGCAGTAATATTATAATCAACATTTCCACTATAATGTGTTGTCCAAGTATTTCCTGTTAATGTAGGATTTAGTATAATTCTATATTGCACCGTGTTTGGTTTATTTGCTCCAGTTTCTTCTAATGCTGCAGAAACATTTGATGGAATAATAATAGAATCGAGTCTACTAGAATTAAGTCTCAAAGAAATTAATGGATACAATACTCCTGGAGTAGTCAATGTATGTGCTAAATACCCACTATGAGTTACGTTATGCCGTCTGCTAAAACCTTCATATCCACCATCTGAAATAACAGAAGAACAAATTTGTTTTACTTGACTGCTTCCTGTTTGACCTGTTAAATTCTCAAGTTCATAACGAATTGGAAGACATGCTGTGGTCATATAAGTCGTTGTGTTTATATTATCGTTATGGAATGTGTGTGCTATTACAGGTTTACCATCAACAAAGAAACCTGTACGAACATCACCTACACCAAGCCATTCAAAATCCATCCATAAAATATTTGCTTTTGAAACATCTAAGTTACGTCCAGAAGCACCAGTTCCATTAAACTTATCTCCGTTCCAGTCTGCTTGATTTACTGTAGTTGTGGTATTTAATGATGCTGATGACATTACGATACTTAATGTCAGACCACTTTGTTGAAGATATACACCATTATATGGAACACCAGAAGTTGCACCACCAGTAAGCCCGAAGTATCCAATTCTTTGTCTTAGTCCTTCTTTTGGTTGATTAAATGCAAATGTGTTTAGAACCAAAAGAGATTTACCAGGCTGGTATGGAAATACTCTTTTAGTCTCTCTTGAAGATTTTGAACCCAATGTAGTTCCAACAATTAAGTTTAGTGCGCTTTCAGTAATTGCATAAGAATATGTACCACCTGTGACACCAAAGGAATCCCATTTGTCATTGGGTTGATATCTATTTTGACTGTCAAAGATTGTGAATGGGTTAGCAACTTTAAGACGATTAAATGCATCCACTGCATCTGCTTTGAACCCAACAGTATCATTAAATAAGTAACTCATATTATTCTCCATCCATTTCTATAAATGAAATGCAACCCGGCATTATCTAAATTTATTATTGCTGAACTTTGATTATCTATCGTATGTGCTGCAGTGGCTCCGACAATCGTAATCTGACGATTGACTCCATTACCCGCATTACCAGATTCATCTTTAACAACAATTTCTCTTCCAGTTTCTGGAGCAACTGGAAGTGTTACTGTAACTGGTCCTGCATAACTAACACCAATATAATAATCAACCACAGATGCTGTATAAGTTGCTCCCGTGACACCAACTGTTCCTAAAATTGAAACTGGAGTAGAATTGCTGCTTGTATTAGTTGGCTGAACCCACTGTGGACTATTGCCATCATTAACATACACATATTCAATACCAGTATCGGAAGACATCCAACGATATCCCATAGTAATACCAGGATCTGTGGGGGCTGAAGATTGGTAATAATATGTAACACCAGATACAATTGAATTTATAGTTACATTACCAGTACCACCACTAGGACTTATTGAAATTCCAGTTCCAGCAATAATTGATGACACCCCACTCGTACTACTTCCACCACAACCACCAGCAATACTAATATCTACATTTTTTCTTCTTCTGGTGATTGTAATATTATCACCAATAAAATTAATCGTATTGGGATTACGAATAATTTTATCACCATTCAAACTTATATCAACACCACCGCCACCAGCAGGTGTTGTCATCGCACCAATACGATCTATTGCTTTTTGAATATCATCATTTTTAAATGTATTCAGAACATTTGTAACGTGTTCTGAATGAAATGACAATACTCCATTATCTAATACAAGAGGAAATTCTGCTTCAAGTACTGGAGATTCTCCCGCAGGACCTTGAGGACCTACGATCCCATCTTCGCCTCGTTCGCCCTTTGCACCATTAGAACCCGGAATGCCCACAGGTCCTCGATCACCTTTTTCTCCCTTTTCACCACGAAGACCTTGCAGACCAATGGAGCCTTGAGGTCCAACCGGACCTTCAGGACCAATTCCACCTTGCTCACCTTGTGTGCCCGGAATACCTTGTGGACCAACCAATCCTTGATCGCCTTGATCGCCTTTATCACCCTTGTCTCCTTGAATTCCTTGCTTGCCTTGTAGTCCCTGTGCTCCTCGTGCACCCATATCTCCATTATCACCTTTTGGACCTTGCGGACCAACTTCTCCTTGAGGACCGATTTCACCTTGTGGACCAACTTCTCCTTGAATACCACGATCTCCACGAAGACCTTGAATTCCTTGCTTACCTTGAATACCCTCATCACCTTTGAATCCTTGAACACCCATAACAGGTGTAGATTCTTTAATTATAGTTCTTTCTATAATTTCAATTTTGGTCTTTGGTGCAACTGGCTTTACTTCTGGTGATTTTACTGGTACAATAATTTCTTCAAACAGATTTTTAATCTGATGAGAATTACCATAAAATTTAATAACTTTGTTTGTATCTTTTTGAATAAAATAATGCTCACTGATACCATGACCAAGTTGCATTTTTTCATCATACGGACAAGAAGAAATTTCTTTCAGTACTTGATTTTGTAATAACGAACCAATAGGTCTTTTAACCTTGAAAGAAGTTCCTTGAAGTCCTTCAAAGGTTTGTACTGGAATGAATAATTCTTTAATTTTAGAAGAATTACCTTCGATTAAATATTCTTCACCATCAGAATTTCTTAGATATAACTGTGATATACCAGAACCAACTCTTATAACTTTTGGATTTGTCAGATATTCGACAATGTGGTATTCACAGCCTTGCAGCAGTTCTGAGTGCTGTTTTGCCAGTTTTAAAGATGTTTTGTTCTTTCCGAAGAACATTTATATTATTTAGGGTCCGATTTCATTAGACTGGAATACACTCAAAGTAAACACCATTATATGTAAATCCTCCACCAGTGCGTATACTACAAGTAATTGGATATAAATCTACACCTTCACCATCACATACACTACCATCTCCTAGAGGCATTTGATTTGGATCTGTACTACATAATGTACTACCAAATGGACCACCACGACCATCATAGGCATTATATGTAGTTCCACGTATTAACATTGCGAAACCAGCAACATCACGATCTACACCACCTAAACTTATTGCACTATAAAATGCCGGTGAATTTAATATAGTCAAGCCACTATAGGATCCTTTAAACAGACCAGGATCTAGAGAGGCTAGACTTCCATACAGAGAATAATTTAACCACCAAGTACCAACACCTAGAGTAGTACCTCCAACATCATCACCACTTAAACTTAATTGAATTAATTCCCCAACAACTGCAGTTGCACCTTGAATCTGTAATGTACCGTTTCCAGGTATAACAACACTTGAAGACGGGTATCCATTAGAGGATGTTTTTCTTGTCTGCCATATACTAGGTGTAGACAAGAATGTGCGTGGTGTTGGAATCCATCTATCAGATCCATTGTATGAAATTATATCACCAGCACACAATCCGTTTGCTGGAAGATTTGGATATAATCTAGAAATTATTGCAGAACCATCTGTAACACCACTACTTCCACTACTACTACCACTAATTGTAATAGTGTTTGCTGCAACACATGAACCGATTGTAATATTTGAACCGGCAAGTAAAGTAATATCCCCTGTCAGTCCACCAAAACCAGTTGTAAATAAACCATGAACACCTTGATTTGTAATAGTAACATTACCTGTTGCACCTGATACTGAAATAGCGGTTCCAGCAACAGCCGTGCATACACCTTGAAGTGCTCCAGTTTTTCCATTAAAACTTCTTACAACAGTACCAAGATAAGTTCCACTTACATTAAGATTATTACCACCAGTAACTGTGAGAGTTCCATATGCAATTGTACTAACACCTTGACTAGCACCACCAATACTTAAGACAGCATCTTTTAAATTAACATTTGAGGTAACAAAACTACCAACGTGTGATAAACCTATACTTTTAGTAGTATCTGTTGATGTAATACTATTAATATCAGTAAGATTAGATGACAAACTTAATGTTAAATTTCCTGTTCCTCCAAGTGGACTTACATTAATTTGTGATGATGTTCCAATTATTTGACGAACACCAGTATTCGTAATAGTTACATTACCAGTAGAACCTGATAACAGGATTCCAGATCCTTGATTAACTGATCCAACACCTACTACATTACCGGTAAGACCATTGAATCGGTTTACAAGGTTTCCTTCAATATCATTTACAGATCCATCAAAAGATATATTAGAAGCATACACATTGATAGAATTAGTTTGATTTGTTATCTCTATTCCGGGTACTGTTTTACTTACACCAGATCCAACTTTTGTAATGTTACTACCATAAAGAGTTAATGTATCATTAGTTGTATTGATAAAAATTCCACTTGCATTACACACACCCGTAATATAAACAATATCATCAAGAATAATTGGACCACATGAGCCACATGCTCCAGTAGATGAGAATATTATAGAATTACCTGATAAAGTAATTCCCATATTATTTCCAGCAGCTAAAGTTACTGCACCCGTGAGACCATTAATATAATTAATAATATTTGGTGCACTTATATTTCCAGAGAATGTTGCACCAGAAGAATTTATACCAGAATTTGCTGTAATTAATCCGCTAAAGGTTGCACCAGAAGAACTTATACCAGCATTTGCTGTAAGCAGCCCACTAAATGATGATGCAGGTCCACTAAATCCACCAGATATACCAATAGAAGATAAAACTGTACCAGAAACGGTGGTCCAATTTGTTAAATTTGAATTTTGTGAAGTTGTACCACGTACATCTAATGGAACATTGCCATGAATATTTTGACCATCATTTTGAATTAGTAAAGTTGGTTTTATTGTATGTTTTGCTTGAGCTGCTCCAGAATGTATATTAATATTATTACCAGCATTAATATTTAAAGAAGCTATCGTACCAGTAATACTTCTACTAGTAAAAGTAATACCAGGAATAGGAATATTAAATATTCCTGATAGTGTACCTCCGGCTGCACTAATACCGGAACTAAATGATTGCAGTGCAAGAAAGTTGTTTGCAATTCCGGTAGTTACTCCAGTTACAGCCCCTGTGAGTCCATTAAAAGTAATAACATACGGACCACTGATACCATCTGCACCAGTAGCACCAGTATTTCCTGGTGAACCAGTAGCACCAGTATTTCCCTGACTGCCAGTAGCACCAGTATTACCAGTATTACCATTTGTTCCATTATTACCAGTATTTCCTTGAGGACCAGTTGGACCGGGAACAGTTGAATTAGCACCAGTAGCACCGGTGTTTCCTTGATTTCCAGTAGCACCAGTGGCACCGGTGTTTCCCGTATTTCCCTGCGATCCAGTAGGACCTTGAATTCCTTGAATTCCTTGATCACCTTGTTGACCAGGTGCGCCGTCAAGATTTACTTTCCAATTTGATCCGGTTGCACCTCCACATATACCAGTCATACTCAATGTTATTCCTGGTGGGGAATAACTTACAACTTGTGCATTAAAATATTGTGTAATACTTACAGCCGCTAATACAGTTTGTGCGGGAGTATATGCTAGCCCCGTTGGAACTGATAAAAATACAACAGACCCTGGTAATTTATCTGAAAGGTAAATTGATGTACCGGACGTAGTACTAAACAGATCTCCTGCTGTTCCTGTATTACCAGTAGGTCCTCTAAGTCCAGTTGCACCAGCATTACCAGTATTACCTTGAATACCCTGTTGACCAAAAAGATTTAGAGTCCAATCTATAACTGTTCCAGATCCAACAACTTCTGTCAGAGTTAAAGTAACAATGCTAGTTCCCGGAACCCAATTGGTAATAGTTCCAATAAGATAATTGTTGGTGGGGTCAAGATTATCAGTTATAATTAAAGTTTGACCAATAGAATATGCTGGCAAAGGTACTGCCGTTATGGTAAAAATAATAGGATCACCAACAGAAAAATCACCTATAAATACTTCTGTCCCACTGTATGATAGATATCCTGCACCAGTAGTACCAGTACTTCCTCGGTTCCCGGTAGCACCAGTATTACCAGTAGCACCAGTATTTCCCCGATTACCAGTGGCACCAGTAGCACCAGTATTTCCTTGAAGCCCCTGTGAACCAGGATCTCCTTGCTCACCTGGATTTCCTTTTGCTCCAGCATTACCTTGAATACCCTGTATACCCTGTGGACCAGTGGGTCCGGGAGGTCCAGTTAAGGTACTACCCGGTCCAACAGGTCCTTGTGGTCCGGTGGCTCCGGGTACTCCATAAGGAGTTCCGTAAACTATTACATTAATAATGTCTTCCATGTGGTAATATATTTATATCAAGTGCATGTTATTTAAATTTAGACTGAAGCAAAATTTTGTCCACCAATAAAGCCCAGCCAAGAAACTCCATTATCTACTGTTACAAATGAGAATACATCAACTTTTTGTACTCCAGCAGAACCTGAAGTTAGTGTAGGAGCAACTCCACCAGCCCATCTTACTTTGGATCCCCATGTAATTGTAGAAGTTGGTGTATTCATCTGCAGTATTAAAGTAAATCCAATAGTACGGTTAGCTACTGTTGTCGGAACATTTGTTACTACAAAATTTGTAATACTGGAAGTTAATGTCACCGTAAATACTTGAGCTTTGGATAAATCTAAAGTAAGTGTACCACTATCAATTGATACTGCTGCATATGGTTCATTATACCACTGCAATGTTGGTTGATATATTGTATTTTTATTAAAATCTGCAGTTAAACCACCAAACGTAGCTGGACCTGTTGGTACAATTGTGAAGCCGGTGGTAAAATTCTGTGTTGCAGTAAAATTTTGAGCAACATCTAATTTAGCAACATTTGTAATTGCACCAGTAGCAGAATTGATACTCAATACACCACTATTTGTAAATGTAAGAGTATTTCCTGTACTACTAATTGCTAATCCGGAAGAACCAGTAAATCCAACATTACCTGTTATACCTCTAACACTATTAACAAGATTAATACCAGATATTCCACCTGATCCTACTGTTATATTTGTTGCGGTAAGATTGTTAGTAGTTATGTTTGCCGCACAGACACCAATTGTTCCAAATTGATTTAATTCTCCTGTAAGACCTTTAGCAATATCATTAACTTTTCTATTGTTTATAGACACTAAATCTAATGCATAATTTTGATAACTACTTTGGGATTGTCTATCCATCAGTGGAACAAAATATGATGAACCATGACTATTGTTACTGAGAAATATTTTATTATAAGCTGTACCAGATACATAATCAGAAGTGCTACTTAAGAATACACCACCTGTAGATACAATACTTCCATATATTGGTGTTAAAGTTAATCCGCCTGTAAAGGGTGCTGATATTTTGGCAACATAATTATTTGTTATTGTTGCATATAATGCAGTTTGAGATGGGGGAGCATAAGACGTAGCACCGTCAGTTTGTAGCCCTCGGGTACATAACATTGCTAATCTTTGAGATTCTCCTTTTCCAATAATAGAATTTCCATCTGCATTTACAAATAATGGTTCTATTGCTAGTGCAGGGAGTCCAGAAGCTTGGGTACCATCATTCTCAGCTACAGATATAACACCTCCTCTATATACTCCAATAGATGCAGGAACATTATTAATAATAGTATTATTTCTAACTGTATAATACTTTGGTCTACCCATACTCATATCAGTATAAAATCCGATTGCAGTAGAACTATAATAAGGAAAACTGGTATCAGCAACTATTGGCAAACCATCGTGTGTAAATGGACTTTTTCCATCAGATGTAACATCAAAGTGGAATGTATTATTGCTAACATTGCCAACAGCAATTTGAGGATTTATGTGCGGTGATCCTCTAGCAATCGATCTAACATTACAATAGATTTGATTGCCAGTTATTGTGGATTCATCTCCTTGAATTTTTATTGAACGACCTTGGCAATTTGTGAATTTATTATTTGCTACAATACTGCTTGCAGGAATAGTATTTGCACCATATGTTCTTCCACCAAATAATACCACTCCATCGGCATCAGAGTTTCTCTCAACATTTCCACCAGAAGTTCCTGTTAAAATATTTTCAAATACATTATTTGTTACATTAACCCATTCAGCATATTGGGTTTCTGCGCCTCGGTTTGTTACAACAAAGGCTTGACAACCACCACCAGTTATTCCAGCCGAAGATCTAAGTATATTTTTAAATAATGAATTTGTTAATGTAACACTTTCAAACCCACCCTCAATATAACATCCTAAACTCGCTGGTGTTTCAGTTGTAGCAAAAGTATTAAGAAACTGACAATTATTAATAAAAATTCTTGCAGCTGATTGAGCAGCAGAATAAGATTGAAAAATTCTAGAATTTGTATTATTTGCATCAAAAATTATACCTTCTATATGAATATAGTTGGTATTTCCGTTTAATGTCAACATTCCAGCACCAGTAGCAGAACCCCATTGGATAGTGGCATTATCTCCTAAAAGTTTAATATCTTTATTAACAGGTTCATAACCAAGTGCTGCATTTATTTTATATCTTCCATATGGAAAATATATTGTTCCCGAAGAGATACCGCTCAATCCAAACATAGCACCCAATGCTGTTTGAATAGCGGCTCTATCATCTGTAATACCATCACCAACTGCACCAAAGTCCTTAACAGAAAATACATCTTTCAATTTACTGTCAATTGTACGAGCTACTGCACCGCTACCAGATTGTGTGAAACAAAGACCAGAAAGCGTTACATTACCAGTAGCACCAGTATTCCCCTGAATACCGGTTGCACCAGTATTACCTGTAGTACCTTGAATACCAGTAGCACCAGTATTACCAGTATTTCCTGTAGAACCTGTATTACCAGTAGTTCCTTGTAGACCAGTAGGACCTTGAATTCCTTGATCGCCCTTTTGTCCAACAGCACCATTAAGATTTACATCCCATGAATTTGAATACGCGGTACCAGTAACAGAATTAACAACAAGAGATAATGTTACACCACTATAACTATTAACTGTTGCGATAAAATATTGAGATGCTCCAGCTGCAACTAAAACAGTTTGAACTTTACTATAGGCTAATCCAGATGGCACTGTTAATGTAACACCAGCACCAATAGATGCCAAGGTTATACCCGCTGTACCTGTTGATTTGTAAATATCACCAGCTAGCCCCGTACTACCAGTTGGACCAGCATTACCAGTAGCACCAGTGGAACCCGTTGAACCAGTATTGCCTCTAGGACCAGGAACGGTTGAATCTGCACCAGTTGCACCTGTATTACCTGTTCTACCAGTTGCGCCCGTATTTCCTTGATTCCCAGTATTTCCTTGCGGACCTGTTGGGCCGGGAACAGTAGATGTTGCACCAGTTGCACCAGTATTTCCCTGATTTCCAGTATTTCCTTGAGGACCAGTAGGACCAGGAGCCGTGGAACCTGCACCAGTGGCACCAGTATTTCCTTGTGGACCAGTAGCACCAGTATTTCCTTGTGGACCAGTAGGACCAGTTGAACCAACTCCCCCAATAGAAGAAATTTCAATATTATTACCAGATAAAGTTATACCAACATTTAAACCTGCTACTAAATTAATACCACCACTAAGACCATTAAGTGATGAGACTCCACTAGTAATACCACCAGAAGATGCGATAGTTACACTATTTCCACTAATCCCCAATGTTACATTTTGACCAGCAAGAAAATCTATCGTTCCAGTAATGCCATTTATACTTTGTACAACAGTTCCCTGATAACTCCCACTAACACCAATATTACCATTAATATATACTAAACCACCACTTGGTGTTAGAATCATATTTCCAGATGATGAAAGGTCTAAAGTAGCATTTGTAATAGCACCATCAGTAACATCGTTGTAAATAAGCTTTAGAATTTTTCCATCACTTTTATTAACTTCTATAGCATGGGTTCTAGCTAAAACACTATTTCTATTAATCACAAGATTGGTATCAGGAGAAAGTGGATTTTGGTTTCGGATCTTAACCATATTAGAACTAGTTGATCCCAATACTTCTAAAACCGTTCCATAATTATTAGATTCTACATCACCCAATTGAACAAGACTACGATCTTGAAAGAATATTCCATCTTGTGCTCTAAAGTAAAAGAAACTAGTTGCAGACAACTCCGCTCCGCTTAGTTCTACTTCAAAACTTCCACTACCTACTAATACTGAATTAAGAGATAATTGTGATGGGTTAGGAGTATATCTAAGAGGAGAGAGTCCTCCATCAATTTTTAATGCTTGGTTACCACACCCACCAGCAAATACAAGATATTGTACATCTTCAGTATTGGTTGTAGTGAGAGCCATCTGTGTAGCAATACCATCATCTGCAGGAATAGTATCGTAAATAATTGTACCAACATTAGACGTATTACCATTAACAGCCGTACCGCTAACTTGAATAAATGTTATTTGATTACCAGAATATGCCGTAACTGTTCCATAAATATAATTTCCAATATCTGTAAAACTTATTTTTATTGTGTGTCCAACAGATATTGCATTAGCATTCGAAGCTAAGTTAACATTTAATGTACTACTAGTACCATAATTTACAGTAATAGAACCTGTAAAATTTAATAAAAAGAAACCTTGACCTGTATTACCTTGTGGACCAGCTGGTCCAGTTGATCCTGGTACTCCAGGAACACCTTCAACAGCATAGGGAGTTGGATATACGGTTACTTGAACTGTTTTGCTTGGGCTTGCCATATTAAGTACTCTCAGTTACATCAGGAAGAGTTTCAATTCTTCCTCTTAATAGGGTGACTACACCACCATTATTTGGGTATTGAAGTTGCATATCATAAAATGATGAAGAATATTCTGAAAAACTTTTAGTGTATTCGGAGCCAATAGTAACATATATTGTTCCCCCTGTAGCACTTGCTGCCAATCCTCCAGTAATTCCATCTACAGGAACAACTACAGATCCAGCTGGTATTCCAAGCTCATATGAGACTAAAAGACCACTTGGATGATAACTTTTTCTAACTTGCATGGATAATGTAGATCCACCCAAATCAAAGGTATTCCCCGCTGCATTAGCAAGATTCATCACCCAAGTTAACGTATCACCTTTGACAACAACTGGATTAAAGTTATCTGACATTATTAGGATTCTCCAAAGAATAATAGCCCTATTAAAGGCTATTATAGATTCTCCTATATTTAGAAGCTTTGAAGATTATCAGAGTTTGACCGTAGCGGCTTTGGGATCCATTACCAAAGTTGTTTTATTAGTTGCTTTGGTTACCTTTTCTGCCCATTCTTTATTTTGGTTAGCAAGAGCTTCTTGCATCTTTTGCATACCTTGGCCATAAATTTTATAATTATTGGCAATTCTTTCTCTGTGTTCCTGTGGCAGATGTGGTTCCTTTAACAACTTTTCACATGTTGCAATACCAATTTCAGGTCTACCAGTGTAATATGCAGTTGTAGCAACCTCATCAAAAATTCCCCATGCATAATTTGCCTTGTCAACAAAAAGAATGTCATTTTCTGGAAGAGGAATACTAAGACCCAATGAAGCTACCAAGAATGCATTTCTAGGTCTATTATACTTTCTATAAATGCAAGAAAGATGATATAGTGGTTCTACTCGATTAGGAGCAGTCTCAAATGCCATCATAAAGGCATCTGCAATTTCATGTACAGGTTTTCCTTGGAATTCACGACACATACCTACTCGCATCCAAGAGAAGAATACTTCTTCGTGCCAGGATTCAAGTTTAATTCGTGCCATATATTCTACTTCTGCAACATCGTACATTCTGGCATCAAATGCCGATTGGGCGGCATAAAATTGTTTACGAGGTTGATTTGGATCTTTATCTAGGTACGACTTAAGAATATGATAATCTTTAGTATACTTTTCAATATCATTAGCAACGGCACGTGAACGACAACCTTCGGTACGGACTTCCCATCCATAATTACCTTCAAGCTTTTTAACATTCATGGGCTGTTCACACATTGCATATTCATGCAACGGTTCTTCATACCACCACTTCTTTCTAGCAACATTGAAAACTTGTGCACGAAGCCACTGAAACTCACCTCTTTTTATTTGTACAACATAACCATCTAATGTATCATCGAAGGATGCTACTGGTAGTTCTCCAACAAGAAAATCATCCGCATCAATCATCATAACCCACTTGGTTTTACCCATGCACGCTTCCAATGCCTTGGATCGGTTGGTTCCGAAATCAGACCATTCATGATCTAGAATTTCACCAGGAATTCCCTTTTCATCAAAGAACTTCTTAATTATTTCCTTTGTGTTATCGGTTGAACCCGTATCACAAATAACATAATAATTAATAAACGGTGCGCATGAAGCTAGGCATCTTTCGATATTTGGTGCTTCGTCCTTAACGATCATAGATAGTGTCAAATTATACATAGTCATCCTTATGAATTAAAAAATTTACGTAGTGATCCGGTATTAAATTTAGGAATCAAATCCCAATTATCTTTTTCTGTGTGCTTAATAATTTTAATACCATTGATTGGCATACAATCTTTAAGTTTATCTTTATCAACTACTTCAAGAAGTTCCCATTCTTCGAGTAATTTAACGATAGCATTACGTCTTTGCAAATCTTCATCTGATACATTAGATGGAAGATCATCTAGTGCAAATAGTTCTTTGAAGTGTGCAATGATATAAACGTCATCTTTATGAATTAGATGACATGATTGGTATAAGACATTCTTTCCTTTTGGAGATACACCAATACGAGAAAGAGTTTCACGAACAACCATGAAATCTTCTTCATCCAAAAGAGTAATATGAACGCCAATATTTTTAAATGTTTTATCAGATAGATCAGACATAACAAATCCTTACTAAATTACCTCACACCACCAGTATCAAGGGCTTTGCGTATTTCTTGCAAATCCTCGGTACTCAGTATATTTAGTACTTCTCTAGCCTTGGATTCTGTGTAACCATATGCCTGCTTTATTAGCGTTACATTCTCTTCGGTATCTTTACGTAACCAAGGAGAAAACCGCTTCTTTTTACGAACAGCAAGCCGATAGAAATCAAATTGACTCTTGTTGTCTAACCAAGGAGAACAATTCATCTCGTTGGCATGAAATAAGGTATCTGCAAAATAAGATAAACACCGATTGACTACAAACGGTGTATATGCCTTGACCGCGCCCTCATCTGTATCGAGAAGAGGTTTCTTGTCATGGTTTATACTAGATAAAAAGTCTTTTAGTTGCATCAGTTAAACTCACAGTCCATCATAAGTTGAACAATCAATGCCATGGTGTTAATTTCTTGGTCTGCTGCAAATGCAGACTTATATTGGTATTCAGCAATAATCAGAATAGCCTGTGGTACCGAAGGATTCTTAAGAGATGTATATAGTTCAGTATATAAACGTTTATAAAAATCAGATGTATTAAGATCTAGATTCTGTACCACCCACTTACGACACGATACAAAATCCTTATTCTTCATAAATCCTAAAAGTTCCTTGTAGGACTCACTACTACCTTGACCAAGAACTCCAATATCAATACTACCTGCAGAGGCGTATCTCTGTAGTTCATTGATAATACGGCGAAGATCAGGAAAATGCTTCTTAACAAGGTTTACAATTACTGTTTTCTCATACGGAATCTTCTCTTGTGCAAGAATATACTCCACACGCTTCATCATTGCAGATGCAACAGCAGCCTTCTCGGCATTAGGAACTGTAAAATCAATACCGGTGCAACGAGAGTGCAATGGCTCAATGATACGATTCTTGTAATTGCAAGTCATGATGAATCTGCAGTTCTTTGCAAATTCTTCAATGGCTCCACGAAGAGCAGGCTGAATTGACTGTGCGTTGGCATAATCAAACTCATCCAAAATTACAACCTTTAGATTTCCACTTAGGGAAACCGTTGAGGCATAATTACGAATCTTCGTGCGTAATGTATCAATACCATTCTCTTCAGAACAGTTAATAATAATACTTTCGGCACCGATGTCATTGGCAAGAGCACGGGCTACGGTTGTCTTTCCCGTACCCGCCTTGCCATATAGCATCATATTAGGAATTGTACCTTCCTTGATCATACCATTAAAAATCGTGGTAAGATCAATAGGAAGAATACAATCAGATAATGACTTGGGTCGATATTTTTCAACCCAGAGCAGACTATTAATGTCAGACACAATTAACCCCGCTTGATAGCGATGTAGTAAGCAAGTTCCAGACTCTTATGAGTAAACTTAGAGATAATAGTATCACTCAATTCCACAGTGTAGGAACCAGGAATAAACTTAATCTCAGATACATTCAAAGTACCTTCAAAATCCTTACCAGTATAGTTTTCATCTAAAACGATCTCAAAACTATTGGTAGTACTCTGACTAGAATCATCAACCATAATACGGAAAGAACCTTCTCCACCAATCATACGAAGATCACTTACTTGTAGAATGCTTGCTGCCTTCAAAATTTCATTTAGATCCTTTTCATCAAGATCAAACTTAATTGTAGTCTTTGGCATCTTGAGTTCTCTAGTAGGAACCGTTAAGAGGCTTGGTTCTGAGTAATAGTATGTAACACTCGATCTGCCGTTAGAAACGACTACATGGGTATCGTGGAACTCTAAATCGGGGTTTGAGAACATACTTACAACACCCAAAAACTTGTTCAAATCCCAAACAGGAACTTCAACATCAAAGTCCTCTGAGATTGTAGCCTCAACGTAAATATTCTTACCAGGAGAGATAGTCTTGAGGACGTTTCCTGGTGAAATAAGAATATTTGAATTGATTGCTGCAAAATTCTTGAGAATGTTATAGGTGTCTTTTGATAAACGCATTTTTGTCACAGTTTCCATATATAAATCTTTCTAAAAATTAATCACGTTCTTTACGATAAACGATATCGTTAAGTTGCTGCTTCTGTTCGTGGCGATCTCCACGCTTACTTCTCTTCTGTTGCTTTTTACCCAAACCTGATGGCTTATTCTTGCCTCGGTTACTAAACTTCTGAAAACTTTCCTCGTTCATAGCCCTAGTATATCTCCTGTATTGAAATAGTCAAATCTGAACCCATTGAAATCCCGAAATATCTTTATACCAAATATATAATGCACCAGTATCAGCCATCCACAATTGATTTTCTAATGGTTTTATAGGTGGTACAGAACCTTTAAATGTTTCAGACATTCCTGTAAAAGCCCAATTTGATTTATCTTGTAAAGGACTTAGAGTTGTTGCTTTTAAACACTTATAAAATCTACCTTGGCTTGTAACGTTATCACCACGATTATAAGTTATAACAGATCCATTAACACTTTTAGCTGTATACTGTGGAGTTGTGACCGGATTTTTTGCAATCGTGTCAGTACTGAGAGATATTTCTGGCTTTTTAACACTCATAAAAATATTTAGATATTTGTCTTTATCTTTGAAAAGTTATTTTTCTTTTCAAATTGCATACTTTGATCAAATTTATCTACCAACTGGTCTGCCTTGTGGCTGATGATATAGATAGAGCATTTGTTGGTCATCTTATTTAAAATTTTCATAAAGGCTTCAGTACCAGCAGCATCAAGAGATGAGTCTAAAATCTCATCAAAGATTAATAGGTTACAGTTAAGGCTATTTTTCATTCGTGCAACTTCACGCCAAGTCAATAGAATTGCCAAGTCAATGCGTTGTTTTTCTCCCTCAGAGAAAGAGGAATATGAGAATGCATCTCGGTATCGTGACTTAATTGTTTCCTTGAACTCTTCATCGATGGTGAAGTCAACATAAAGATTAAGTTTTCCGAGGAACTTGTTAACGAGTCCATTGATGATGGGAACATAATGTGTAATAATGCGGCTTTTGAGACCGCCATCTTTGAGTATATCGTAGACAATATCATGGTGTATTTGTTTGGTAATTAATGCGTCCAATTGCCTAGTAGCATTTTCCTTTTCCAATTCTGCATCTTTGATTTTTTGCAATAATGTATTCTCATTTTCGTTCACCAACTTCTTATTCTTTTCTTTTTTCATAAAACTAAGAGAAGATTGATTGCTGATAATTTGATATGAGATATCGTTATTATCAGACTGATGTTTTTGTTTGAGTGTCTTTAGTTCTTCTACTTCAGTTTGAAGTTCTAAAAGTTCTGCATTCTTCTTTGTGGCAATAACAATTGCCTTGCGACAATCTTCCAACTTAGATTCTTTATCTTGAATATGTTTTTCTTTTTGAAACTTAGGTAGATCCTGACCACAGCACTTACATAAGGCATTTTCTTTAAGAGAAACAATCTCTTCAACCAAAGTTGCCTCTAATACTTCTGCCTTGGTTAACATAGCAGGAACATCTTTTAGAGCACTTAGGTTTGTTAACTTCTTGGTAAGTTTAGCAGATACATCTTTTAGATTTTTTTCATGCTTTGCTTGAAGCACATTATCATCTGCAATCTTAGTTGTATAATCTTGAATAGATGCTTCAATAGACTTGATCTCTTCTACTGCGGTAGTTTGAATTGTTTCTAATACTTCTTTCTGAGACTTAATCTTTTCATGTACAATCTTTAACATGCTTTCTTGTTCACCAAGAGACAGTTTTAATCCTGATAGTTGACCCTTAACATATAGATTCATGTCAGCAAGAATATCAAGATTCAAAAGACCTTCAATAATCTTACGTCTTTCAGCAGGAGTCAACTGCATGAAAGGAACAAAGTTAGACTTACCAAGAATAACTACCTGCTTGAAGGCTGCATAATCAAATCCAAGAATGTTTTCTTCAAACATTTCTTGATAATCTTTAGTCTTAGCGTTTTGGTCAAGCATTTCTCCATCTTTATAAATCTCAAAGATTTTAGGTGCGAGACCACGGCGAACTAGAAAATGGCAGTTTGACTTCTTAAATTCAATTTCTACAACACACTGCTTGGCATTAACTGTATTGATTAGTTGTGGAATATTAATAGGTCTGAATGGCTTTCCAAACAAACCAAAGCAGAGAGAGTCTAATAGAGCAAAAGACTTACCGTTTCCATTGGTGCCAGTAACTAATGTGGTCTTATAATTATCGAGTTTGATCTCAGAAAAATTATTACCAAATGAACCAAAGTTTTTAAAACGAACTGTTAGAAAATCTATCAATCTTCATCCTTTGACATTGCGGCATTATATGCTGAGTTTATAATATCAGCAAGCACATTTTTATTAATTGATTTTTCTGTAACTGTATCAATCTCTTCATGAAGTAACTGTAATGTATCTTTATGAATGTCAACAGCCACTAGATCCGGGTTTGCTGTTACATCTTCGGTAACGGCTAACTCTGCTACTCCTGCTTCGTAGAACTTATCCAAGTATTTCTCAAAGGCTGGACCTTTAGTTCGGTTCTTGATAAAGATCTTAACATATGTATCTTTAAACTTTGAGTAGTCTAATTTTTCTGGGTTGGTTTCATCGTAGTCAAACGTATAGAAAAGCCTTTTTGGATTCTCGATAAATTCAAGCGTTCTTGCTGCAAAATCAAAGACATGAAACCCTTTGGCTTCCCAAACGTCTGAGAAAGCCATTTGGTACTGAGATCCCAGGTAATGTATATTATCCCGGCTAGATTTAATATGATAATGCCCAGTAAGAACATATTCAAATTTGTCAAAATGTTTTGGGTCATAGCCATGCTCAATAAAGATACCACGAATACTCTGAAAGCCACACAATTCTAAATGTCCTAGTAGTAGAGAGCATCTAGTGTTGGTAATAAACTCTGCCGATTGAATCTCATTCTCTGGGTTGATCCAAGGCAATAATGCTACACAACCAGCAGAGGTTTGAATCTCTGTTGGTTCTGAATGAATCTCCCAGTTAGAATACTGTTGTGCAATTTCTTGTAAAGAATTGACCGTATTATTATTCTTGTAGTAGGTATCATGATTGCCACAGATAGCAATACACTTTACGCCAAGTTCTTGAAGGGGTTCAAAGAACCTTGTGCGAACCTGTTGAAGAGTCTTAAAATTAATATATTTTCTACGATCAAAGACGTCACCTAGGTGAAAGATGGTCTTGATATTGTTTTCTTTAATATATGGAAATAACTGTCCTTCAAAGAAGGACATAAAGTATTCTAGGACTATTGGGGAATCTGCTTTGTACCCAAAATGGGTATCATTAAGAATTATTGATTTCATATATCAAGTGTATCTTTCTTTGACTTACGCTTGCGCTTAACGCCCTCTTTCTTAGGTGGATTTAGCATAACACCAAATCTATCCATGTCAAGGTCTGTAAGTCCAAAGAAATCTCTTCGACCAATGTCTACACCAGCGTATACTTTATTAAACCAATGATGAAAGTCTTTATCATTCTGCTGTTCTGCATACTTATATTGTGTATACTTTTCTTTCTTTTCTTTGTTTATAATACGAACAAAAGAAAACCAGCAAATCTGAGTAAGATATCCGAATGGACTTTTAGACTTTTCTGGATCAAAGTTACCAATATATGTAATACAGTTTAAAACCGCATCAGATACCATTTCTTCTCTATATGGATAGTTTGCAAAATTGGGACGGAAAGAAAGTCTTGATGCAATCTTAAGAACACATTCTCCTATAAAATCTGGAAGCTTTGGTTTCTTTCGACCTGCATTTTCTGCATCATTAGACTTTTTACGATAATCAACTAAAGCATCATATAAATCAGAGTTACTTACGTAATCTGCATCTGATGGTTTCTTTTTTTTGGATGGGTTTTTCACTAAGGTATTATAATATAGTAATACTTAATGTCAAGCAAATTAAATATACTTATTCAAGGATATAGTTGCCTTCCAACCAAGAATTTTTTCAATTTTTGTTGTATCTGCTATTGTATCTCGTGCTTCACCGGGTCTAGGCGCAATATTAATTATATTAGTTGGATCTGGTTCTATTTTTGATGCAATCCAATTTATTGAATAATTCTTACCAGTTCCAACATTAAATATTTCTCCAAAAAGGTTTTCTTTATGTGTTGTTGCTAATATATTTGCTTTTACTACATCTGAGACATGTATATAATCTCTAGTTTGTTCACCATCACCAACCACAGTAAGTTTCTGTTTAGATTCTTTTTGTCTAGTAAAAATACCTATAACTGGTGCATATGGGCCTTTCTTTGGTTGGTTTGGTCCATAGACATTAAAATATCTTAAACACACAGTATCAACCCCATACATTAAACTATACATTTTACATGCTTGTTCAGCATTAAATTTGCTTAAAGAATAAGAATTTAAACAATCTGGTAGCATTTCTTCATGTAATATTCCAGTATTTTTTAATCCATATATTGCAGAAGTTGTAGAAAGAACTAATCTCTTTACATTATATTTCTTACATAAAGAAAGCATATTAAGAGTTCCAATTAAATTTGTCTCGTATGCTTTAATAGGATCTGCAATACAATTTTGAATCCTTGCCTCAGCTGCTGAGTGTAATACAAAATCTGGTTTAGCCCTATTAAATGCATCGGAACACATCTCATAATCAATTACACTATAGTGATAATATTTTGCTTTAAAATTAAAATAAAATTCATCATGGGCATCTGATGATAAATTGTCTATAACCACCACTTCGTGTCCATCATCAATTAGTGTATTAACTAAATTAGATCCAATAAACCCAGCCCCACCTGTAATTAAATATTTCATTGCGATTTTCTTACTTGTAAATGATTTTTATCAATGTGTAATATTTTTGTAGGTCCAAATGAAGACCAACTTTCGGGCTGTGCATATGTTGGGGGCAGTACTACCGTTGGTGTATTTAAAATCATATATTTGTTCATATAGCTTTCATCATGCCACAATGCTATATAATTTTTTCTAAGATCTTCTTCAGATTGATCTCTTAAATATTTACACATATTAATAAATTCTTTGCTTTCTCCACCCTGAAAACAATTTTGATAATAATGATTCCCTTTGCCAATATCTACTCCTGAGTTTGCAGCCACATTTCTATCATATGGAAATTTTGAATTATTATCAAATGATGACATTCCTGGATGACTGACACAAACACGATGTCCTAAAATTTCTTCACCAACCATATCTTTCATTATCATATCACAATCAATATGATATACATAATCATAATTTTGTAAAACTTCACAATTACTATAATAATGATATCTTAGTAAAGAAATTAAAGGAAAGGGTACATGTGTTATATGTACTCCAATTGGATTTACACGACCAAAGTGATTTTTAAATAATTCAGGTTTATCTGTAAATACAAACAGGTTAACTTGATCTTGAGTATTTGAAAATGCATGTTTATTCATGCTCTCCAAAAGATTTTCTGCATATTTAATATACTTATTAGTGGCTATTGTTACAAAAGCTATTTTCATTTATAAATTCTTTCACAATTTTTATATAATCATCACAGACAACATCCCAATCAAAATAATCTAAAGCATATTTTCGAATATCATCTCTATATTTATTGTTATCTTCAATTGCAGTTCCTATTGTTTCATTTATTGAATCATTAATAGGACCATCTATTACATGTATAAATGGAAGCGTAGTATCAAGATTTGCTGCTGCAGTTGGAGAAACAACTAAACTTAATCCGGCAGATAAAGCCTCTGGCACCACTAGAGGTGCAGCCTCACCATCACTCAATAAAATTAAACATTTATAATTAGTCATATTTTGATACAAATCTGGTTTAGCCCAAACACCAGCATATTTGCATGTTTCATTTTCTTTAAAAGCATAGTCAATTACTGGACCAACAAAATCTATATGATTTTTGTTTCTACATGCATTTGCTAAATCTGCCTGTCTTTTACGTGGCTCCACTTTTCCTAAACAAAGACCATGTTTACTAGGAGTTTTTATAAAATTAAATTCAGAACTTCTTGCCCCATTACGCAAAGATCTTAAAAAACCTTTATATCCAGAACCTTTAAATAAATTGGAAATTTCTGGTGCTAAAGATATAATACCTTTGCTATTTAATACACCATTATATATATTTTTCCATCCTGGATAATCTGGATAATGTTCTTTTATATATCCATAGTGAGTTGTGGTGCAAAATGGTTTATTAATTAATTTAGTTAAAACTTGTGCATGATCATCATAATGAAGATGAATAAAATCATAATCAACTTCATTTACATAATTTGCAACACTTTGTAAATCTGGACTATTGATTATTTCTACATCATGTCCCTTTTTTAAAAGGTATTCATATTGATCCCATATTAAACTTTCAACTGCACCCCAATTATTTGGGGGTATTGGCATTATACCTGGTCCTATTAAACATATTTTCACTTTATTCTCCTATTATCTGTAATATACTATTATGCCATATCTTTTAAAAATGGCAACGGTTTTCCATTTAGATTAAAATGAATATTAAACAAATTTGGATTATTTTTCCATAAAATACCAAGAATAATTTGTTCATTATTGATACACAAGTTATTTAAATAATATTCAAATTTGTTTTTTACTAAATGTGATAATTTTGTCATTATTGGTTTGCCCCCACCAAATAAACCTCCACACAACATTGTATTACAATTCCATATATATTGATCATCACCTGGCCAATTTTTATTAAACAATAAAGTATTAATATTTCCTTGAATATTTATTTTTTCTACCTGTAATAAAGAATAATTATTGGGCCAATTTTGTAAATCAATTCCATCAAAAAACCTACTAATTCCTGCATCCATCCAAAAATAATAATCAGTATCAAAATACTTATTATCTATACACTCTTGAATCCAATCAAATTTAGAATATTGTATAATATTATATAACGGCAACACGCATTCAACTCGGTCATTTGCCATCATTTTATGTTTATATTCTTTTGAATATATTATATTTTCTATATTAGTTTTATACTTGTAATAAGGTATTTCGTTTAAAGGTTTAATTATAAGTTTAGTTTTATTATTTATTCTATTTTCATTTATAAAAGATTCAAATTTTTTTTCAGTATAAATTACTAAATTTATATTTAATTTTAAAGTTTCTTTAAACCAGTCAAGATATTCAGAAATGCTTCTTCCATCTCCTTTAGTTTCTCTTTCTATATCATATAATGCAGTTATTGCGGTAATAGACATATTATATTTCTTTATTGAATACACGCATCAATGAATTAACTCTATTTAAATATGTGTGACTGTCTTTGACAAAATTCATTTGATTTTTTATATAATCATAGTCTTTTAATTTTGATAAAGATATATCTAATAATTCTTCTTCATTATCTGAATATAAAACATTATCACCAAATAATTCATATACTGCTTTAGAATTGGTTATACCAAGTTGTCCATAACTTATATTTTTAAATATTCTGCAAGGAATATATCCTATTTTTTTATGGTTTGATCCAGTATCTATTTGTCCATTTACCATAGAACGATTAGCTGACCCTCTTATATCTGGAGCAATAAATGACTTTTGAGTATATGTTTTTGCATCTTCCCAACTTAAAGGGTTTGACCAAGGATCATTGTGATGAAACCCTATTCCATGTTTACTAAGATTGTTAATAAATTTATTTATTTCTCTATAATTACTTTCAGCTATTGAGCCAATCCAATGTATTACATTGTCTCGGTTTATATAAACATCATCATAATTAAATTCGTGAGGTAATAAATCAGTAGCCCAACTTAAATAAAGTGCTTCATAATCTTTTATTCCTTTTTTATATTTGTCAGATAATACTGAATCATTTGCATTTTTTTCATAAAAAGAAACTTCATCTAATTTTAATAATTTTGATTTATCTACTATAATTGAATAATTACAATCATTTATTTCAGAAACATTAAATCTAATATCAATTAATCTTGCACCCTTTAAAATATATTTTTCTGGATTTACGCATATATGAACAAAATAAGTTGATGTTTCATTAATTGGAATATTTTTTTCAGCATACCCTTCTGTAATAAAAAGACAATTTGAATAATCAAAATCTATAGGATATGATTCATCGTTAAACCAATGAACATCATATCCTAAATGTTTGAATGTTTTGTACCATGCACCATGTATATACGAGTGGGTATGGCTGTGTAGTGGATATCCCCAAATAATAACTTTTTGTTTAAACATATTGTTCCTTATATTGATGCACAAGAGCATGATCCGAATTCATCCAATTTGGATTTCTCCGGTATTCTGTAAGTTGTTGATTAACAGTAACTTTTTTTCCACATACAAAATAAATAAGAACTAATAGTTGATCCATTGATCCATATCCAAAATTGTATTTTTTTCCAGATAAATTTTTAACAATATAATCATGATCTTCATTTATAAATTTTTTAATTAAATCAAATTTATTAAGTAATATTTCCGTATTTAAAACAGTTCCACCACAAGCATTATACCAATTTATATTTGGAAATACATTGTATTTTTTACTTAAATAATCTAAAACTTCATTTGGAATTATATTTCCTGGAGAATCAACACCAGCCAAATCTATATTTGTATCTAAATTAAATTTTTTTCTACATAATACATCATCTTCCATCAATAAAAGATATTCAGATGATGAATTTATAGCACATGTTTTTAATCTGTTTATTATTTGATGTGCTTGATCTACTGTATAATAATCCATACCAATATTGTTTTTTTCAAAAATATAATTACAAGAATATTTTTTTGCTATTTCACTAAAATCTTCTCCTCCATCAGATACTAGATAATAGTCTATATTAGGATTATGTTGTTTAAAATTTTTAATAGCAAATTCTGTTGCTTTTTTATTATTAAAACATTGATGATAAACTGTTAATTTTTTACTCATTTAAAATCTTGGAACCTCTACAATTAAGTTATCTGAAATGGCTACAATTTCAAAATGATCTAATATTGTCTTGTGTATCATTTCGTTTGACCATGCTCCATTTTTATTTTTCATACATTTTTTTAAAATTGTGTCGAAAACTGAAAACACACCCATAAAAACATCCATATTACTAGAATTACTAAAATTTATCCAATCTGCAACCATATTATCTGGTTGGTTTAATATTCCTGTGTAATATAAAAAATTGCTATCGTAATTTTCAAAAATTATTTTATTATGTAATATACAATCTGATCTAATTCTGATTACATAATCATATTTAAAATTATTTAAAAATTCATATTCTTTTTTAAGCAGACAAACTTGATTCATGCTATAAAAGTTTGATAAAGTATTATTGATCATTCTACTTCTATAGTTTGGTTCGTTATTTTCTTTCCAGTGTCTAGTCCAATTTATCAATTCGCCAGTATCTCTATAACAATACTCTGTTTTTATTGAATCATCTATAAATGTTTTGCTTTTTTCTACTTTATATAATTTTGGATTATAAATTTTAATTGCGTCATCAATAGCATTTATATCAATTCTTTGGTTAATCCATTCACCATTTCCTCCATATTTATATGGTTTTGTAATCAAATTTTCATCAAACCAAAAATGAAAAAAACTATCTACATCATAATTATTACAAATATTTTTTAAAATATATGGTGAAACTTCTTTTATAAATCTTGGTTGCCCTGATAGACATAATGCAATTTTCATTTTTAAATTGTTTCTTTTTGTATAAACATTGTCGGACATAAACAGTCTATTGAATTCATTTTAATGTGTTTATCTTTAAAAAACCTATCAACCCCTTTTGATTCTGACCAATTGTGGTATGCATACTCATCAAAAACTACAATGCCATTTAAACTAATTCTATCCCAGAATTGGCATAATACATCATATGTTGGGGCTTCTAAATCCAAATCCATATACAATAAAGAAATTTTTAAACCAGGTCTTGATTTTAGATATTCTTCTGATGTATGAGATACATCACCAGCAATCAATTCAAAATCCTTTTTATCAAAACCATACGATAATATTTGATCACCTAAATTAGAAGAAAACTCTTTTTTGTGTTCAAACTCTCTTTGTTTAAACAAAACTTCCATTGCCTCTTTATCTTGACCACTTAAACTATTAATTAATTCATTTGAATTAAAAAAATCAAATCCCAATACTTTTTTATATGAATTTGGCATTAATAATTTTTTTAATTTTAAAAATGTCAATAACCCAGTTCCTTTAAATACACCACATTCAATAATATCTCCGGGGACATTTTTAACTTTATCTAATAATAAACTACGCATTACTAACTTATTAAAAATTTTTGTGTCTTCACTCAAAATAAAATTATTAAAATCTGAATATAAATTTTTATTAGTTTGTACTAGTTCTATGTCTTGTAGATTTATCAAATTGTTCCTTCTGGTTTGAATACCGTGTGTATAGTAGACAACATATTTATTTCGATATTACTTTGATTTAAATGTGATCCAAATAATACTTCTGGTATTAAAGGTTTCTTTTGTTTAAAATATAATCCAGATACATTTAAAAATGTCTCACAATATGTTTTTATAACTTCTGGTTTAGAAATTGCAATATGATCTATTATTGCGTTTTTACAATTTAATAAATCATCTGTTTTTTCAAACCATGAAATATTTATTTTTTCATAAATTAATTCATAAAAATTTATAGAATTGTAAAAAAGTATGTCCGGTCTCAACACACAAACTAGATCATATTTTTTATTATTTATTTGAGAATACAGATCACACAATATATATGATTGTTGTGTGGAATATAAATGGCTCAAAATATTAAATGGTTTCGAATGCAATACTATATTATGTGATTCTACAAATTTTAAATTTTGTGAATGTAAATTATCATTTATTTTACCATCAAAAAATATAGAATCGTATGGATGATTATTAAAATTTTTAAATTCCTCTTTAAAAATAAATTTACATTCTGGTAAATTTTTTACAAAATTATAAGTTACATCATTATTTGTGTCCCATGTATGACAAAATATATCAATATTATTATCCCCAAATAAAAATTTTTTATGATTATCAAAAGTGCGATCTATAGTTCTCAATAGACCTTTATAACATATAGCTATATTTAATTTCATGCGTTTAATAACCTATTATAATATAAAATATAATCAGTACAAATTCCAAAATATTTTTTATTTAAAATTTTTTTATCTTTATTTAAAACAACAGTTATTCCGTTTTTTATAAATGCATTTGGAAAACACCATGGAATATTTTTATTTGTTAAAGTCAATTTGTCATTTTGGTGCCAAAAACAATGTATATTATTTTTTAACATTTTATCCATAGCTTTAATATTTTTTGCATGACACCAAAACTTTTTATTTGTTAAAAAAGTTTTGTTTATTTTGTATAATGGTTCATCATGTCCCAAATAAAAACTGTTTTTATAAAACCACACATCTATCTCTACATCATACCCTTTATTTAAAGCTAACAAAATATATTCTGGACTATTTTCTAATACAGGATCTGAACCATTTAAATTACCTCTATGTGATACCAGCAACATGATTAATTTGCCTTATAATTGTTTATAAAATAATTAAGATCTTCTGGTGTACCTATTCCCCACATTTTGTGTACGTAGAATGGTATTAATGTTTTTTTATTGTTAATTAGTTCATTGTAAACCGGTGCTATATAAAATTCATTATTAACTCTTATATTTTTTTCAATCATTTTTTCTGCGTAACTTACAAAATCTTTTCCTTTTCTATACCAATATATTCCACATGTAGCAATATTTGATATTGGGTTTTTTTCTGCTACTTCTGTAACCATTCCGATATCATTTATCTTTACAAATGACCATTTCGGATGTACAGCATTAAAAGAAAAAACAATTGAATCCACTGTAGTCAATAGTTTTAAATAATTAAAATTTTCTTTTGAATACTCTACAATCTGATCAGAGTTTGCAATCAATAAATCATCGTCATTGTTAATAAATTCTTTAGCTAATAGTGCAGTACATGCTGCACCTTCTGTCAATTTATCTACAACAACAATTTTGCAATTATTGTTAGTAATTTGTTTTAATAAAAATTTTAAACCAGAATATTTTTCTATATGTTCTTTTCTAACCAAAAATATATACTCTGCAGAAAAATTTAAATTTTCAACAATATTTTGTATCATAGGTTTACCATTAACCTCTATTAAAGGTTTTGGAAACGTATATCCTTCTTTAGCAAATCTGCTTCCCTCTCCTGCCATTGGTATTAATATTTTCATTTAAATACTTTCTATAAAATTTATATAATTTTTTAATGTTGTATCAGTAGCATTGTTAACAATCCAAATATTTTTTACACATGATTGTTTTGCAGACTGTATTCCATTTGGTGAATCTTCTACACACATAGAAGTTAATGGATCGGCATTTAATTGTTTAATAGCAAAATTATAACAATCCGGATTTGGTTTATTATTAACAACATCACTATTTGTAACAAGTAAATCAATAAATTCTATTTGTCCTGTTTTTATTAACATTAACTCAGCTGTAGTTTTAATAGAATTGGTAACACAAGCAATTTTTATATTAGAATTTTTTAAATGTTTATGCAATTCTATTTTTTCTGGCATTAATTTTGCTTGATTTGAAATAATATCTAATGTTATTTCTTGTTTTAATTTTTCAATTTCTTCTGAAATTGAAACATCTAATCCTAATAATTTTAATTTTATTTTTGTTGGCAATCCATTATATTTTTTAATATGATCTTCTCTATTAATTTGAAATCCAACTTTTTTTTGTAAAGCTATATTTAAAGCATCATAATGCCAATCACACGCATCAACTAAAACTCCATCTAAATCAAATAATACAAAATTTATTTTTTTCATAAATTAACCCATTTTTTTATTATTAACAACCATATCATTTAGTTTGTTTGTTCATAGTATAATCCACTCTTTACAATAAATGTCAGACCAATTTTTTGGAGCACTTGGTGCAGACCCAAACCACTTTGAAGGTGCGATAGTTTTCTTAGAATCACTCAACCAAGATCCCCACCAACTAAAAGAACTGTTAGCAATAATATGATAATTGCATAAAGTCATCAAACACATATCAACATACTTATCATTACTTTCAGTAAATACAACTTTACGATTTAACGATTTAAAAAATTCAGTTGCCTCTGGAATATCATCACTAAAGACATAAATTAAAATATCATCAGGCAATAACTTCAGTGCTTCTGCATAATATTCTAAAGAACAAATTGGATGATTGTCTTGCAACTGAACATAATCACCTAATCTTAGATGTATCGATATAGTTGGTAACCTTGTTAACGAACGAATATCTACTGCTTGCTTATAAATTCTATCATTAAAAGCAAATTCTTTTAATAATTGTTCTCTATAATCTACAAAATATTTTTCACTTTGAAAATAACCAGTAATATCCGTATTATCTTGGATTCCAAAAATACCAGCATTATATGTAAACTGACGTTCCTGAGCTTTATTTAAAGCAGCATAATCACTACTATCAGCTGCAGATAGATTTGAAAAACATTCAGGTAAACAAAAATTATAGTATTCATTATTAGTTTTTAACTTATATGGAACACCAAATTGATATTTTCTAGTTTTAGCAATAGAATATAATGTAGCATATTGAAACATCTGATTTCCAAATCTACCATTTGTTCCAATTCTATTATATGTAATCATAGATACGCTGAATCCCTATCTTCTAGTGTATTATCAGTAAAGTGTTGCCACTTGTTAGCTGAATCTCTATTATCTGATTGATAAAAAAATGGTTTATTTGGTGTATACACTTTAGTTTGAAACTGCAATGATGCTGCCCCTACATCCCATGGTTGTTTTAAATCATGGATACAATGCTTGGCTATACGAGACATATAATCTCTATAGATGGGTGTTACATATAAAATCGCATGAGTGGCTAGTATTCCACCTATTCTCATATATTCTGGTGTATATCGCTTAGTTTGATAACCACGATTACCACTAGAAATACCAAGGTAAATGCCATCTGTATCGTCTGGAATATCCATAATTGGATTAAATGAATCTGTAAATTCTGCGTCATCTTCTAAAATTAGAAGTGGCGTTGTATACTGCACATCATCCAAAATATCAATATGGGATTGTGCACAGCCAACATAATGTGCATTACTTGGTATAGTGCCTTCGGGAGCTGGAATGATTCTAGCAGATTTTCTATAAGTATGTTTAAACCCATACTTTAGAAGATTGTCTTGCATAATTTCAGCATTTTTAGTTGCTGAATCCAAATTAATCCATACGACTGGAATTTCACGTAAATCAATAATCATATAACCTCGTGTTAAATATAATACAACTTATAAAGATGTCAAGATATTTAGTTGACATTTTCTTGACTTCTACTATACTGTCTTTATGAATCTAGAAGACCTTAAACTCAATATTTCCAAAGACGCTTCTGTTGACTCCTCAGAACTAGGAAATGAGGCTATTAGAACTCCTCAACTGCATAGTAAGTACCTGTGTCTTCATGCAGATTTTAAACTGATTCTCTGTAAGCAGGTAAATGACTTAGCAATTCTTAAACTTCGTAAGTGGAAGATTTTTACCGGTAAGGCTAGTCGTGAAGAATTAGAAGCATGGGGAGAAGATCCAAATGGACTAACTCTACTAAAGACTGATGTAGAAAAGTTCATAGAGGCAGATCCCAAGATTATTGAACTAAAATTAAAGATTGCTGTAATTGAAGTTAAGGTTAAGATGGTTGAAGAATTTTTAAAAGTTCTCAATAATAGAAACTTCTCTATTAAGTCCGCTATTGAGTGGTTCAAGATGACTCAGGGTATCGTATAATCTTACCATAAATATTGAGTGGATGTAGAAGTTGAATCTGTAGACGAAGTTCGTTACTATATAAAAACAGAAAAGGGCGTTAAACAAGAACTGAGAGATTATTTCTCGTTCATGATTCCCGGTGCTGAGTATATGCCATTGTTTAAACGGCGTATATGGGATGGTAAGATA